TCGAAGAAGCCATCTTCCTCAAGAGCGTAGTAGAGTTCTTCGGCTACCCGGTGGAGACTACGCCTACGGACCATTAGAATCACTGCTGCGATAGAGCCAGTGCCATAGCAGCGGCTTGAGTCATAGTCTCAACAGTGCATTCCATCGTTACGGAAACGTAGACATCGCCTTCCCACAGTTCGGAGGCTTGACCTCCTAGGTACATTGTGTCGACGGCAATCAGGTAGCCGTTCGTCCAGAGTTGCGGTAGGTTGTCGAATTGGTCGTAGCATCGGGCTGCTATCCCGTTGCCGCTAGTATTGTCTCTTGAGGCAATCACAGTTCCGGAAGCGATGCAAGCCTTATTCGATGGGAGTACTGCAGCAGTTTGAGATTGAGTGAACAGCCAAAACTGGGCTGCACAATCGCCAGCGCCGGTTATCTCTACTGAGGTGCCGCGGTCATCGGTGAAACTGACCGCGATGTTGTGAATTCGCAGGACAGACTTGCCGAGAGCGTCCACGTAGGCACCGAGGTCAATTGGGTTCTCCATGTACGTGTTGAAGCCGGTAGCCGTGGAGCCACCGCAGTTTAGGTTGGCGCGGATAAAGAATGAATCACTTTTAGCCATAAGTGAAAGTGAACAGAAACTCGCTAATAATGGTACTGAACCCCATGAAACTAGGAAATCTTGATGTATGTGGCTAGGGCGTACGCTGGTCATCGCTAGCATTGGAATACGCCCTACCCACACACATTCGACCTCTGCGTACTGGAATATGGGGGTTCGATGTTCAATTTGGAGTGTAATATTACAAGACTTGCCAGTATCGAGAGGGAATATAGACAATGAAAGAATATGATGACACAAAAATGGAAAAAATAACGACGATTGAGGAACTCCGGCAACTAATTGTCGCCTTGACTCTAAGGGTGGCTAACTTGGAGACTCAGAGAACTCCAGCAGATGCTAACCTAGATGATTCGGAGTGGTACTAGATGCACCGAGGAGTATGTGCTAGGTGCGGATTGACGTACCATGGAGAGAGTCCAGCCATGTTGAAGATGGCTCTCCTCACACACATCAGTCACACTAGGACGTGCGATATCGCAAGTCCGTATGAAATTGATGAAATGATTGAGGAAGTGAATCTGTGAAAGCTCGGAGAGAAGCCGGTGCTACACACAGTTTCAGATTGACACGTGAGGCTTGCCTGATAGTGGACCGCCTGAGCCATCCTAGGGGGCTAGGTGGCAAGTCTCGCCTAGTCTCTGATGCCATCACTTGGTACTTCCAGTATGAGGATGAAAGAGGAACGTGGCAAGAGTTACAGGACAGCAGAGAGTTTTGGGTCCGTCGCTCAAATGAACTTGAATCGCAACTCGAGCAGTGCAACTGTGGCGAATCTAGCACTCAAGTGTCGGGTTGGAGAGTTACTTTGCGTCGACTTTTCCGGTTGTAGGAAAAAGTAGAGGGCTTTCAGTGGCCTTTTGCATCTACCAGGACTTCCACTATCCGGCGAAGGGTACGTTCGGAACTCCTTCAGTAGAAACACTCGAGGGTTTCAGTTAGTGATGTCCTGACCGATGCCCTTGATTTGTTGGAAAAGGGATTCGGATGGAGTCACTTTCACTTCCTCGAGGATGATGAGCCATCCCCATTCCCTCGAGTAGGAAGTATCTGAGTCGGTACTCGTTGTGATGTTGATGTACATTTCCTTCGTGATGAGGGTATCAGGGTCCACGACGAATCGTGCTTGCTGTAGAGGGAAGCCGTTGGGCGTGATGAAGTCTGTAGCTGCATCTCTGATGTTGTATGTCTGTTGAGCCCACGCGAACATTCTGTTTTCGGTAGGGTCAGATATCTGAGGTTGGTTGAATTTCCCGGTGTCCGTCGCTAGGGCAGCATTCAGGCACATGAACCCGTCAGTGGCCACAGAGCCCGCCGACCACGGCGAGACCGGCCAAATGTATGCCTCTATGACCTTCCACGCCCTAGTCCGGTCCGGAGAGACATAGTCGAAGATGGGATGGTTCGCTACCACTTGGTTGTCATTCGCAGCCACCTTCCCGCGCAGGCTGAAGGTTCGACCCATCATTTCCCCCTCCTCGCCTTGCGCGTAGCAGCATGCGCTCGCTTCATCAGGCGAGTCACTGGAGTACGTGGGTGCGCACTCTTGAGTTTCTTCAATTGCCTTCCAAACTCCTTTTGGTAGGCACTGACCTTTCGCTTCTTCTTGGGCTCGAGTTCGCGGCGGGAAGTCTGACGAAGCATACCCTTCTGCGTCCTACTCCGGCCACGCCGTCGAGCTGGGCGGCGGGAAGGAGCGTCATCGAAGAAGCCATCTTCCTCAAGAGCGTAGTAGAGTTCTTCGGCTACCCGGTGGAGACTACGCCTACGGACCATTAGAATCACTGCTGCGATAGAGCCAGTGCCATAGCAGCGGCTTGAG